TCAGCTTGTCGGAGCGGGACAGATCGTTGCGCGAGAGCCATGCCATTGAGTTACTCCTTCACTGCTTCCAATCCGCCGTTCACGCGGCCGGGAGGAATCGCCGCCGGGACCGGGGCGTCGGGCAGATCGCAGATGAGGTTCCCATTCTCCAGGCGCGCGCCCCGGTAATCCGTGACGCCGTACTGTTGGACCAGCGCCCCGAGGAATTGCCGGCGCTTCTGTTCCACGATGGGCAGCGCCGCCCGCGCGTTCTCCATATCGATGGTCAGGGCTCCGATTTGGGCCAGGACGTTTTTGCGCTCCTCCTCAAGAGCTTGCGCTTGGTTGATTTCGTTTTGCTGTAGGCTGAAGGCTTTCTGCATAGATTGATTCTCCTTTAAGGTGTGATGCCAGTGATGATGCCACCGATCACGGTGACGGTTTTGCCGTTTGCTGTTGTGAAAGTTACGGGAGTGGCCTTGGTTCCGATACCGAACGCCGCGCCGAAGATGCCGAAACGGGCTGCGATTACATCGGCATCGGCCTGGAGGCCGCGCTTCCAGATCCCGCTGTCGTTGCAACACTCGAATCCGGCTACCTGAATCGCCGCCGTGGCGTTGAGCGTAGCCGTGGTGGTTGTGCCCGTCACGCTGAGGCTGGTGAATCCGCTCGTCACTGTGAGGGTGGCACAGGTCACGTTCCCGGTAACACTGATCAGGCCGCAATCGATTCGGTTACTTCCAGCGTTAACCGCGCCGCAGGTAATCGGTTGACCGTTGGTGGTGATGGTCCGACAGTTCAACTCGCCGGGGTTGATCGTCATGCTGGAAGCGCTGGCCGCGCCGAGCGAGGACGTCGCGGACGTCAGACTACTCAGACTCAGGGAGTTCAGGCCGAGCGTTCCTTTGATCGTCACGTTGCCAGCGGTATCCACGGAGAAATTGACGGCGTTATTTTGGTCCTTCAGTACGAAGGAGGATCCGCCGTTGGACGTGCTGCCGCTGTTCAACTGGACATTGATCAGTCCGCTTACGTGCGAATACATCACCAGCTCGCCGTACCATGTATTCGGGGAATCGCTCCCGAAGGAATCGCCGTTAAAACTGACGAAGGATCCGATCTTCTGCGAACTCGGGCCGCGCAGGACAATGCCGCGGTTGATGACGGTAATCCCATGGGTCGGCGCAGCGGTCCGGTAGAGCACGAAGCCGGGAAATTTCCAGTAGTTGGTGTTCCCAACCACATCCGAGACAAATGCATCGTATCCGTACTCCAGGTGCATCGCCGCGTTGGTCGGGTTTGAGGCGTTCGGGTAGTTCTGGATGTAGTCGATGCTGAACTTGTTGATGTCCCGCATCTGGATCGTAGTCCCTTTGGGATTGCTGGCGTCCAGCTTGGCAAGCATCGCCCAATTGGCAAAGTTGGTGCCGCCGTAAGCGAACTCCTTGAACCACGCGCCCTGGATGGTGTTCTCGGGACCGACCTGCCCCTGTCCTACCTTCGCTCCCATGCGGCCGCACTCGACGCCCGTCGCATCGCGGATTGAAATGTATGGGTAGCGTGTTCCCACCACGTCGAAGCCGCCGACGATCACGACCCCGGCCTGCGTGGCGTAGAGCGGAGCGCTCGGCGGGCCGTCGCCGCCGATGTACACTTCGCTGAACCACGCACCGTGGATGGTGTGGAGACCCGGATTGTCCGGGGTTCCCATGCTGTCCTGTTGCCCGATCCACCCGCGCAGTACGTTGCCCGCGTTGTAGACGGCGATCTGCCCGTTCTGTTGCCCGCCGAAGCTGGCATCCTTCACCCCGGTCCCGCCGCCGACCCGGAGGATGGAACCGACAAAGATTTTCTTGGCGATGAACTGGAGCGCCTGGAAGTAGCCAGCGGGGTATTCCGGCCACTGGAACTCCTCCGGGTTCCACCAGCCAGATGGCAGGCGCGAGGGGATGATCGCATTCGCAATCGGCGTGTAGGTGTGGACTACCTTCGGGGTAGTTCCCGGCATGATCTGATTCCGGCGGCCCTGCATATCGCGGCTGACGAAATAGAAATCCCAGGTGCGCGCGGTCGGCGCTGGTTCCCAATCGGTAATCATCGTCGTGGCTTCTTTGGTCGCATCCCAATAGATGGCCGAGGCGAGGACCCCGCCATAGACCCGCGCGATGCTGACACCGCCGAAGCTGTTATCGGTGGGGTTCACCCACCCGGTGATCTTGTGGCGCATCATCACGACGCCGTCGTTGCCAAGCTCCTGCTCGGTCGTAATCGTGACACCTCCGACGCTGACCTGGCCGCCTGTGTAATCCAGGCCGGGGCCGCCCAATGCCACAGGGCCGATGTTCCAGGTGACGCGCGGGCAATTGACGCTCGGGGCCGAGGGGCTGTCACTCAGCTTCCCGTAGATGTCGACCGAGATGGCGATAATCGTCCATGCCTCGGCGACCTTGGGCCAATCGATTACCTCCAGCGTCATGTTCTGAATGCCCGGCCCCCGGGATCCGAACTTGCGCGGCGGGGTCACGCCCGTCCGGTAAATTTCCATCCGCGCGAAGCGGGGCGAGAGCGGCGCGACCCAGGTCAGATCGGCGCGCGCATATTCGGTTCCATCCGGCTCTGTGGCGTGGCGGTAGTTCGTCAGCGCGAGGTCCGTCACGTAGGGAGCGGTCGGCTGGCCAGCGGGCGGGTAGACGATGGTGACCTCGGCCATCGGAGTAACGCCCTTGACGATGCTGTTACGCCGCCCATCCACATCGCGGGAGCAGAACCATACGTTGAAGTGCCCGCCGTGGCCCGCCTCGTAAACATCGCTGTGCCAATCCTGGGGCTTGTCCCGGTCCAGGAACAGCGCTTCCTTCTGCGTCCCGTCATCGTACTCATAGACGGTCATCACGCCCGCGAAAGGCTTGAGGCCGGGCGGCAGCGGCGTTGCCGGATCCGGCGCTGTGTAAGCGAACTCCAGCCAGTATTTCGGCCCTGCCGTGTTATCGAAATCCTCGACCACGGTCACATGAGCATTGCTGACGATCCAAGCGAATTCCTGCCCGCTTACATATTCCCCGGCGGCAGCCGGGATGGTGACGACTACATTCGGCGTGGCGCCTGACTGATTCGCGCGGACCAGGGTGGCGTTCTTTACCGTGCTGTATGCCTGGAGGTAGATCCGGATCTTACGTTCCTTCGGCTGGCCCTTCACCTCGACCAGCGCGGGGGGTTCGTAATCGTCGGTGATGCGCCGCGGCACCCACTTACCGCTTACCTGCGCGGTTTCATCAAGCGATACCGTACCGTCCATCGGAGAGTCGGCCCCTTCGCTGATGTCGGGATCCTCCAGGAACACGCCGACCCCGACCGTGGGCGCGCCGCCGCCAGCGGTCCAGGGGATCGTCACCTCGAAGAGGCCGTTATAGACCTCGCGCACCTTCACGCCAGCGATGTCGATCGTTACCGGGGGCGCGTCGGGCGGCACGAAGACCGCGCCCCCCGAGGTGGTGCCCTTCTCGTAGATCCAGGTTCCTGCTGCCATAATCTACCCTGCCGTTACCCTCACTGTTTCCGTTGGAGCGATGGGAACGATGCTGGCCCCGTCGAAAAGAAGCTCGCCGTCCGCACACTTCAGATAGGCATCGTGCGGCCCGGTGTCGTTGACGACGTACAGCGTTCGCCCCTGATAGGCCGCGAGGGGAAGCAGCTGGATCTGCACATCGTTTTCGGTGGTGTCTACACGGATGGTCTGGTCGTCGGGGAACACTTGCCAGGCTTCGCCCGTACCGGGGTCGAGCGCTTCCGGCCCCACGACGCGCACCAGGGGCGGGTGGCCGAAGATGAAGATCTCCCGCAAGGGAGCCACGGCCTCGTCGCTCCAGCGGTCCTGGTCGTCAATCAGGAAGCCGCCCACCAGCGCGACCTGATTCTTGAGGTTCTCGACGGGCATTCTAAGCTCCACCCGCGCGCCTTCGCGCGCCACATTCAGATCGCTGGTCTCGGCCTCGTAAATCCATTCGGGCGCTTCCACGATGATGATGGATGTCATATCGGGAATGATGTCCCACGGCGGGGTTACGGTGATGGTGGTGTTGCTGTTCCCGGTGATGTAGCGGTATTGCCCTGCGCCTTTGCCGCGCAGAATCCGGCAGACCCGGCCCTTCTCCTCGTCGAGCGCCAGGCCCGGCGTTTCAAACTGGTTCCGGGTGATCCAGTTGTCCCACATCGGATCATCTACGCTGTTGGCCGTGGCCGTCTTGCCAATCGAGCGGACGATTAGAACATCGCCGACCTCAACCGAATCCGCCGGCGTGGCACGCACGCAGTCGGGTGAGACGGTGAGCGTTCCGGTGGCGCTGTCGAATTCGGTTACGGTGAAGTTCCACAAGGGCGCGCTGCCATCGCTCAGATCGGCGAGAGCGGAAACGGGCCGCCCGATCCAATTGTCCAGGCTGCCGATGAAGTCATGGGATTGGATCTTATTCGGCGCGGTAATGCCTGTCACCGCCACGCCAGCGACCCCGCTGTGCCAGGCGTGCTTCGCCGCGATCCCCACCATGCGCGCGCTAGACTCGGGCATCCCCTTGGTCATTTCATGGATCGGCCCCAGGACCTCCACGGTGGCCGGGACATTCAGCCCGCTCGACTGCCAGGCGATGGTCCGGCGGTCGTCGCCGACCCACAGGTCCCAAGGTTGATCGGAGTCCGGCGAAGGTGAAATCGTCAGCGTGAGCTTCCGGTCCACGGTCCCCGCCGGGATGTACATGCCGATCAGGTTCGAAGGCGCCAGCGGTTGCAGCGTGTTCATGCGCTGCGTAATCGCGGCGTAGAGGCTCATGGGTCCGGAGAAGGTCCCGCCCGCCGCCAGCACGGCAGCGAGGATTCGCGGCTGCCTGCCGGGGGCCACCTCGTTGATGCACATTTCGCCCGCCACGAAGATGGCCGCTTCCCATTTCCCATCGCGCGAGATCTGGTAGTCCTGCCACACGTCGAAGGTGCGCTCCAGCGGGTCCGGGTAGAGCGGGTCCAGCGCGACCGGGCCGATCTCGTTCGGCATCCAGGTAAGGCCGTTGATCGACGGCAGCTTCTCCGGGGGCACCGGGGCGGCGGTCGCGTCCTCGGGCTTCGGCCCGAAGGTGAGATCGTACATGGCATCGGTGGTGGGCGTGGCCTCGATGTCGATGCTCCAATCCGGGTTGAGCGTCCAGCGGACAACGCGCCCCTCGGCGCGGCCACCGGGCAGCGCGGGATGCGGTTGCTCCACCGACCCGAGCGAGATGATATCGCCCGCCATCGTGTGAAGGCCCAGGACCGTGGTGCGGTAACGCAGGGAGCGGGCGCGCAGCTGCTCCGTGGGGCCGACCCCGCCGATCTCTTCGCGCAGGCGCGTGGTGGAGATGCGGGCGGCCTGGCTCTTGTTACTGACTCCCACCAGGCTCATGGTCGAACTATTGAACTGCGGCGATTCCGCGGTGCCCGCCAGCGCGGCCTGGTCGATGTCGTAGATGGTGACGTTGTTCATCTGCCAGTCGAACTCTTCATCGCCGAATTGC